GATTTACATTGTTTACAAGTGGAAATCCGCGGATTTCCACTTGTAAACAATGTAAATCGTATATAATCTAAGTCTTTTCTTATATATTTACTGTAAATAATGTAAAACCCATCTGTAAATAATCTAGTTCGGTCAGTCTTTGGTATAAACTTGAGTCACCATTGATGGAGAGGTTCCCATAGAAGTTGCTACATCTTGTAGTTCCGATTTCTTTCCTCCAAACTTATCTGTAAGGTATATATTCCTCAACATAGAGACACTAACCTTCTTACCAAATACCTTGTTAAGAATACGAGTCAATCCATTCTCACTAAGTTGTGTATTAGTCTTTGTATGTAAAAGAAAGAATGGTTCAAACTTCTTCTTGAGTTTGTGTTGAGATTGAATGATTTCCATAATAGGTTCAGGAATATCAATTACTTGACTACCATATGTGCCTTGAGTCTTATAATTGTTAAAAATGAACTTCTTGTTCTTCGCATCCATGTAGTTAAATTCCTTATCCATTGTCTCGGAATATTCAGGGACTACTTTCATCAACGAGAAGTCTTTGTTCCTACGGGGAGGCTGTAGGACATACAAGGCAGTCGCAAGATGCTCTACTGACTTTGGGTCTGTCGCATGAAAACATTTCATGACCTCTTCCCAACTTATCCAGTTCTCCTCTTGTCTCGGTGTCTTTTCTCCTTGTATCTCTCTAAAGTTTTTATTACAGTCATTCATCTTTTCAATGTAGAAGTCCTTTACCTTCTTGGGAACCTTCTTGTCTTTGAGATACGAGACAATCGTGATGTAATAGGTCTTCTTAGTATTCGGACTATATCCTTCCAACTTCTTTATAATCTTCTCTGTATCTTTCAAGAAGTTCGCACTGGTAGGTAGTTTGCCTCCATTCAAACGACGAATGTTTCCTGTGTATAACTCTAGTGATGTTGGGGTCAATCCTTCTCCGAACATAGCCATTTAATATAGAAACATATTTTGTCTCTATATTAATTTACGGGTGGATATAAATCTAAACTTGTAGTCCTATGGTTTCCAGGTAATCCTTGAGTATCCTATCGTTCTGTTTGGTGTCAACCTTAAATAGGTTGATGAAGTCGTCATAGCGTTGATAGATGTCTCGGCGTTCTGTTTCATAGGTCATGTAATAATCACAGGCGAGGCAGAAATAGCCACACATGGTTGAGTCAGGGTCTTGGATAGCTCGGTTGGAGACAGCCATCTTGTGGCCAATGTATTTACCTACTTCTTTTGGGTAAGTAAATCCGAAGGGGTCAAAGTAAATTACTTTCTTGTCGGGGAATACTTTCAAGAGCGTCCAGTGTGTGCCTCCTCCGTCCATAGAGGATTGTAGATTGAGTATAATACTCCCTACTTTGACACGGCCTTTGAGCTCATCTTTTGAAACAATCGCCAATAAAGGAAGTTGTAACTCTTTGGCTAACTCTTCTAATTGTAAGCTTGTCGTAGTGTAGTCCATTACTATAGAATGAGATTATAAAGGCACATACGCACCAAAAGGATTACGCTTTGGCACAAACGGATTCATGGCTGGGCTATTGGTATGCTGGTAAGGACTGCCTGTCTGAATGACATCTGATATAGCTCCTCCAGCGTAAAGACCTTCACCTTCCATGCCTTTACCCATTAGTGCTTTCATACCTTTCAATGCTGCCCGAGTTTGTGCCTGTTTTGGTGTATCCATAGATGGGTCTCCTCGTCCCATTTTTCCTCCCAGTTTTTTCATACCTGCGTCAGCAAGTTTTTCAATGATGATAGGAGCAGCAACCATCGCTGCCGTTCGCAACAGAGGGATGATAAACCCACCCTTCTTCACTTCCATAAGGTTTTCAGAACTGACCCGCATTCCCTTACCCTTCGCAAAGGCACGCATGAGTTTCTTCTCCATCGCTGGAGACATTTTCATTTCGTATTCGCCTCCCATCATAGATGGTTTGAGTTGAACTCCCTTACCCGCCATTAGAGCTCGTGCCTGTGCTTGAGACAAAGAGTATCCTGAACCACGATTAGGCATGGTCGCATACAAACCCTTACCCGTAGAGGCAGGTTTCTTCGTCAGATATTCTTTCGCAGCAGAAATGGCATAGTCTTTTGCTACAGGAATAAGTTCACGCCCCACATCTTTCGCAGCAGAAATGCCAAATGACTTTAGGTCATCCAAAAATCCTTCTCCTTTCTTCCTTCGTGGCATTATAGGATAAGGTGAGATTTTATGTGAAAATGGAGGTAAGTTTTTTAGACCACGAATACGCTGTTTTAAAGCAATTTGCTTCGTAAGGTTTTTGGGGTCTATTTCTTGAACCGTAAGAGGTGTGTCTTTTGAGACACGAATGGTGGGGCGGTAGACTGGATAGTCCTTGCCCCCTACATCCATCCACCGTTCCCGATACCACCGAGACAATCCTGTCTTGGGTTTAGTTCCAGCGTAAGTTCCTCCTCTTTCTTTGTAGGTCTTTACAATCCAACCGCTCTTATACGCGGAGGGCTTTTCGTAGCGTTTGTCCGCTTCTTCTTTGACCTTTTCATACAGAGTTGGATTTTGTATCATACATTAGGTCAATATTTAATCAATACGCTGGCCTGTGCGGATGTCTACGGTCAGACTGCGAGTAAAAGATGCGAACACCATGAGGTTGATAATCTGAGCCGACTGGTTCTGGCCCGTAATCTGGATAGAGCGGGACACACCTGCCTCCTGTGGCAGACCACGAGAGCAGTCGGCATAGTAGTAGCGGTAGAGGTTAGACCACTCGTGTTCGCTGATAAGACCCGAGGCAAGACCCGTGGTAAGACTTCCGTTGAGCTGGTTGCTGGAGACAATCTGCTCGTAAAATTCTTGGAAATCGTATTGGTTCTGGTCGTTGAAGAGGTTTTTACCTGAGAGTTGAATGTTGAAGTTGGTAAGGGCAATCGGGTCGGGGGTTCCGCCTGAGCTGGAGAAGGGCGAGTAGAGCGAAGACGAAGTGACTGACAAATAATCACCAGCACCCACCGTTCCGTTTGAGCCCACAGGAAGGAAACTCATGACGACGATGCTCTTCAGATTAGGCAGTCCGTTAGACACAAGAATGTTAAAGGTTGAGGATGCGGCCTGGCCAGGGAACGAGTATTGGAACAAGTCCTCGTAGACAATCTTCTTGGTAGGCGACATCGCAAGATAAGATGCCTCCGCCTGAGGGCTCATGGTGTAGGCTGGAGCGTAGAGGCGGACCGTAGTAAGAGGGCACACTGCGGCTTGGCTCACAGCGTTCTGGAAAGAGGATTGGAACTGGCATCGCACAATAGACAGAGCAACCCTGAGATTAACTCCAGCACCTGGGAGACCTGCCTTGACAGGAGCAATCGTATTCATGCCCTGACCGAGGTCAGCAGATGACACCATGATAGGGCAGGTCTGTCCACCACCCAAGATGGTAGGCGTAGCAGTAAGACTGAGAGCAGGGAAAGAAGTAATCACACCCGCTGCTGTCACTTCCGCAGCGTGAACCTGGAGAGGCAAGAAAGCTTGGTTGGTATTGATGTAAAGACGCATGGTCGCTCCCTTCATCAGAGGCATTTTGTCAAAGAAGTCGCACACATCTTTGAGGCGAACCACAGCATTAAAATAAATGATACGAGCAGTGGTTGAGGACGAGATGTAGTTCTTAAAGATTTGCTTCAATCCTGCCTCGTTCGTAGTAAGAAGAGACACTTTGTTGGCAAGCACATTCGCACCTGTTGCGGCGACCACAGTTCCAGAGCCTGCCGTAGGGCAAATCATATCAAAGTTCAACCACTTCATACGCTGGAGAAGACCCGTGTTCGCACAACCACACACATTGTCCGAGAACCCTGATGCTTCGGTCGCAAGCGTAAGAGGTGTAGCAGTGAAGGCAGCAGCAGGATAGGCTACATCAGACAACGCACCCGAAGCAGCGAAGGTCTTCGTAAGACGGTTATTACAGAGACCCGTGCCCGAACCCTGAAGACCATTTGCCGCAGAGGCAGCAGCAGCAACCGTGTTGTAGACCCAGCTGTCCGCCGTGTCAGGATAGAACCCCGTCACTTTGCCCCAGCACTTGAGGTCATTCTCCGACCACGAGGTAAGGTTCTTGAATGAGGAAAACACATTGAGGAATTGAGTTTGCTGGACAACGCTGCCGTTGTTGAACTCCACCGACATGGAGTGAATAAGCTGCCAGTATCCGCTTTTCAACGCCATACCGAAATCAAACTTGTCCGTTACAGCATCAATAGGAGCACTCTCCGCCTGAAGCACAAGCGGAATCTGGAGGAATGATTCCGACCACCCAATGTAGGAGCCCGAATTGGACAATGTAGTTGAGTCTATGACGATTTGTCCAGTGTAAGAACCGTTATTGCTGTCGTTCACATATAGCCATTGTTTGTCTACGAAAGTCGCTGGTTTGCCGCTTTCATCTGCGAGAGATTTGTCAAGTTGGGTTTCGTCAGCCATTATACTGTATGCTTAGATTTTATGAACGATTATTTAAAGCTGATATATTTTTTGGGAACATCCTCTTTCAAGACCAAGTCACGAATTTTAGACTTGCCCATTCCTTTCATCTCTTCCGTCTTTTTCATCACAGGCACTGGCTTCACCAATCGCATTCCACGACCTACACTAATCACACGAGGCATATAAAATAGTGGGATATTTTATGTCTTGTCCGCATTGTGGAATAAGTATTTGGATAGAATCGGTCAACTGCGGTATATTCCGTTGCGGGGTCTACAAACATACCTATATCCAGATTGACCCACACTTGTCTCAGTCTGAATGCGAAAGGGTCAAAGAGCAAGGACTTATCTATGGCTGCGGCAAACCTTTTCGGTGGGTAGACGGCAACCTTGTTCCGTGCGATTACGAATAACTCATCTTACTTTCTTCTGCTCCAATACGGTCAGTAATGACCATCAAAATATTGATGTTGCTGTCTAGGATGACGGTAGGGCGGTCGTTCTGGTCTGTAATCTCAATCCGCATTGAGTTGTAGTATCCATCTTGACAGTCAATAAAAGAATACTCATTGGGAGCGACCACAAACTGAGTGCCGAAGTTTCCAGAAGGAGGGAAAGAATAGATAAGTGAGTTTGGAATACCGTAGGGATTGTTGACGAGATTACACTTGACAAGGTAAGACGACAGAGGATTAACCTGTGGAGGAATGGTAGACGACGAGGTCGTAATCGCAACATTGTTGGAAGCAGCGGGGTAAGTGCCCGCAGCAAAACCAAGAACAAGAGCAAAGTTGGTCGCAGGAATAACGAACTGTGGGTTCGCACTGACCGCAGGGATAGACCAAACAGGAATGCCTGGGACAGCAGCAGGTTGGGTATACAACGCAGCAGTATAAGTCGTGTCTATCATAGGATACGCCAAAAGGTCAATCTTGTAAGTAGACGCATTCACACTCATAGACAAAAACCACACCGCATCTCCTGTGTTGTCTTCCGTAAGATAATGACCGTTGTTAAGCATAGTCTGGTGAAGGAAGTTGTTGAGGTCGCTAATCTCGTAAAACCCATCAGGCATCACTACTGGAAACTCTGTCGCTCCACCCAACCACTTGTAAGAGAAAGTGTTGTTGCCGAGGGCAGCACTAATGTTTGGGGTAGAGTTATACATGGTAATGGATGCTAAGGCAATCTTGGTATGCTTATGGAGTTGAATGCCTCCACCTGGAAAAGAATACTCAAAAGCAGTGTTGTTTGACCCAGCAACCACATTCTTTTGGGACAAAATCAGCGTTCGCATATATGATAGACATAGATTTTTGATTAAACGAAATTCTCTTGTTATATCATTATGAACGATACGGCTCTGGTTATTTCGGTTGCGGAACTCATGGTAAAGGAAAAAATCCTGACGGAGTTTGGTCTCAAAATGCTACACAATGATATTGAAAATGACATGAATACTTTGTCTCCAGATGACCCACATAAAATAACAAGGACAGCCATCTACTTTACGATTGTCTACAATATGGCAGTCTTGTTCGCGGGCTATTGCTTGGAGAATGGGGACGACCCTCGTCAAGAAAAGTTGAGACAAATTGGAGAGATGTTAGTAGAATACATCCCTAAATTGTTACGGGGTTTAGACGATAAGCATTTGGAAGTCTATCACGGGGCAAAAGTCAAAGCTTTTGAGCATGGCACACTCTTTGATAATTACTTCCCACACCATCCTGACGAACAGAAGCTCGTTGACAAAATGAATAACAAAGTTAAAGATGAAGAGTATGTCCAAACCGTTTAAGGTTTACCAAAGTATAATTTTTGGTATGGACTTGGTGGATTACACATCTCATCCCATTTACGATAAATATGGTTTTCTGTAAATCCATATTTCTTATACCACGCCTCCATTCCAGGTTCCACTTTGACTACAACTACTTTAGTTAGTTTCTGAAGTAGTTGTGTTCCTAATCCTTTTCCACGCTCTTCTTTATCTACTAAAAGAAAAAGAAGGTCAATACCTATATTGTCTCGGCGTGTGTAAGTAAGCATGAATGAATGTTCTGTCATATATCCACCATATCCTTTACCCCACATTTCCTTTTTTGCGTGTTCTTCCAATTTAGACAATTGCTTTGGATTGAGTTGACGACGAACCTTTGAGGGTATTTTTCCATAC